CGATACATCGCCCCATTCGGGACGCTGAAGGCGGAGCGGAACTCTTCCGCTTGTTGTAGTAAGGTGGGATAATTCATTTTCAAGATAGTGGATTGCTTTTTTCAAGTCTTGCACCGCACTATCTTTATGACCAGCACGGCAAATGTATTTAATTGCGTTACCCAGATGGTAGTTTAGTCCTTGGTCTCGGATGAAATCCCAAACTTCGATTTTCCCTCTGGTGTAATACGTGGGTGAGTCGGCCAATTTTTTACAAGATTGGATAAGTTGTTAGTAAGACAGAAGTTCTGTCGTTGTAGCGCAAGGAAGACAGTAATAATATCTTCCTTATTTGTTTCAGGTTTCTCTAGTGCGTCTTTAATCTGACGCATCTTTAGATCCTGTTCCATTGTCAACTCTATAATCACTGGCGGGGGACCAGAGAATTGGTTGCTTGTTGGTGAAGTCATAATCTGCTGCTGTAAGTATTCTAGCAAGTCTTGCGTTTTCGAGCGCGACTTCTTCTGAAAGATCTTTCTCAGCAAACGCTTCCACCACGGTTTTCCAGCTGTACCCCTTTTCTTCAAAGAGTCCAATGGCACGTTTAATACCAATACCGGGTACCCCTGAGTAGCCATCTGTTTGATCTCCTGCTAGTGTTTGGACAAGATGCCAGCGTTCTCCTTCGGTTTGTTCCACATTCATCAATTCTTTCATGTCGAACAACTTGCCAGGGATCTGCCGCATATCCTTATCAGGTGAGCAGATAATGTTACCAGGATTAGCTGTTGCATAAATACCTAAGGCGTCGTCAGCCTCAAGTGAAGGCATCACAATAACTTCGTACTCAGTCTTGAGTTCGTTTATTACACGCTTGTAACCACAAGGTTTCTTGCGTTGGCGATGCCCTTTATAGTCGGGTTGGATTTTTTTACGAAAGTTTGTACTATCACTAAAGAACAAAATAATTTGTGGTACATCCCACATGAAATTACTAGCGATCTTTTTAAGCTCGCGTTTCACACATGCGTATGCATCACTAAATTTACTAGTGACTAGGATTACATCATCACCCCAATCAACTTCTGTTTCAGCACCGGCACAGCATTTGTAGACGACATAATCCGCATCTACAAGTAGCTTCACCTTCCTTGTCCTCTGTATGCTTTTTTATTTGCCTTCGGCTTACTGTGCCGTCCGGTTCCTTGTTTTGTTTTCTTTGATTTGAACGGTTCTTTATGAACCTGTCCCATCATTGATTTGCTACGCATTAGTGGGTTTCACTCCAGTTGTTTCCGGTGGTTGCTTCAGCGTCGATTTCGACTCTGAGGTTGTAGTATTCTCCAGCTTCTTTAGCTGAATATACCAAGGATGAACATAGATCTTGTGCGTGCTCGGGTGAGCATTCAAACTGTAACTCGTCATGTACAAAGGCTAGCTGGCTGCAGCATAGGTTTAATAGTTTTAAATTGTTTTGATTGATTACCATCCACCGCTTAGCCAGTATAGCAGAGTTACCTTGAAGGCAGTAGTTTAACGCTTTATGCGGTGAATCCACGATAATTTTTCTACCATCGAGAGCTTTGATAAATCCACGTTCTGAAGCTTTCTTAATTGCCTCCAAGAGTTTATCGAGTCCATCAATCGCCTCAATATAGGCTTGCCTGATCTCCTTCCCCTTTTTCTTGGCGTCTTTGGATGAAAGAAGTTTGTCATAACTGTGTCCGATTTTTTCGTCACCAGCACCATACAAAAATGCATAGGTAACTGTTTTAACTAACTTTCTACTGATACCAATCTTATCAGCATTTACTTGGTGGATGTCTCCGTTGAGGAGGATGTCGGCATAGCGTCCGTTGTCATAACGAGCGAGAAAATGGCTAAGCATCCGAAGCTCAATCCCAGCAAGATCAGCCCCGACCATAACTTGATTCGGACTTGGTAAGAAAAGCTCTCTAAATCTACTGTCGCTTGGCACTTGGGCAAGGTTGGGGTTACGGTGCGCACACCTAAAGGTGGAGGTCGCGACGGAACAGTGGTGATGTATCCTCTGTTCACTCGTAACAAGCTTGAGCCAAGCGTTCGTGCCTTGAGAGAGGAGACCAAGCATTTTGGTTACCGTCAAACATCTCAACAACATCGTAGAAATCTCTGACCCAATCTCTTTCAGAACTGGTTCGTCGATAATAGGCTTCCCAGTTGCTGTCCGCTGGGTCGGTTTCCAACCATAAAAGGTCTCTAGAATCCATGCTATATGATCTCGTGATGTAGGGTTAAATTCTTTTAGTCGTGTGAATGTTGCGCCAAGAACATAGCCTTGTGTTTTGTTATTTCTTTTAGGAGTTTTTTCCTCGCCTTTGACGAAAGGGTGCCTTTTTCGTAATACTTCATGAGTCTCTTCCAATTCTTTTTGGAGAGTCTGTGTAAGCTGCCATGCAGCTCTCTCATTAAAATACCATCCATGTTGCTCCTGTTGTTGTAGGATAAAGGCTGCTTCTTGTTCTAGCGCAACCCAGCTAGGTATGGGCGGAAGTGCTCGCATAGTTTGGTGGTAACTTTAACATCTTGCACACAGTAATCTTGCATTTCAGAAGACCATTCACTCCAGTCAGATGTCTTACCATACTCACCTTTGTGTTCGTTTAATCTGTATCCATAAGCCTCCAGGCTGTGTGATCCGTATAGCTTAAGGGGCATACCCTCCCAAGTCTTTTGCTTGTCAATGTCGATTAGGTTCGGGTGATATAGACGGCTAAGCAGAAGAGTATCCAAGCAATCACCAGCACGTCTAAACCAGCCATAGAGCTTCCGAAGAACAGGCAGATCGTACCCAATAATGTTATGACCGCAAACAAGATCAGCATCTTCGAGAAGTTGAACGCCGCGGACAATTGGGTCAGAGTTGCCTTCATCATTGAAGACCATTGTCTTATCCGCTTCTGTGTCATGAATGACCAAGCAATGGACGGTAGTAACATTGTAAAGTAAGCCGTTTGTTTCTATGTCAAAGATTAGCATCGTTCCAATGTCGAACAACACCAGCACATATGAACATATTAGTAATTAAGATAAAGCCGTCAAGTAAAATAAGTTTAGCGACCATTCCAGCGGTAGGTCTTGTCGACGAACTGCGCTTTTTCAACTGCTTCAGGTGTAGGTGGATTGGGTCGCTTGAGTTCAGAAGTCTGTTGTTGCATCGAACTCTGGTTTGTATTGAGTTTCATTGAATTTACAAGTGGATAAATCATAACTTAGTTGGCAAGCAACCCCTGTTTCGCCAGAGTAGCGGTTCTTGAGAACTCTAACAGTTGTATCAGAGTGTTTAGTTCCACCCTGCTGATCTCGTTCGAGTCCAATAACTGCATCGCTAAGTTGAGCGATCGCCGCACTTCCTCTAAGCTGGCCGAGGGTAACACGGGCTCCTTCTTCATGGTTTTGGTCCGATGATGTACGTTTGAGGTGCGACACAAGGAACAATGCGATGCCTGTTCGTTCAACAAGTGAACGCAAGCGTGTCATTGTAGTGTCAATCATGCGCCGCTCATCACCATCTAGTCCACTAAGGAGGATGGAAAGGTGATCAAGGAAGATGACTTTCGTGTCAAGCCCGGCTGCAAGGTATTCGATTCGGTTGTAAATAATGTCAGGGTCAAAGCTGCCAAAGCCGTCAAACAAATACAAATCCCACTTTGCGAGAGTATCTTCGTAAGCTTCGGTGAGTGTTTGCCTGTCATGTTCTCCAAGGTGTAGTGATTTGCCCACATGGGCAGACATAAGTCCTAGGGCTGTACGACGGTTGGATTCTTCCAACGCCAAATAACCGACCCGCTCCCCCTTGTCAAGAAGGTGAGTTGCAAGTTCACGACAGAAGCTGGATTTACCGATACCAGATCCTGCAGTGATTGTGACAAGCTCTCCATACCTGATCCCGTGAAGCTTTGATTGTAATCCTTGAAATGGGTAGTCATGATCTGCTGCTGGTGATGGTGTTGTAACAAGTTCTAGTAGTGTCTTGCCATCGATGATGCCGTCAGGTCTGTACTCACGAGCATCCCAAATAGCACGACCAAGGGCATCGCTATCCCCTGCAGACAAAGCGTCTGAGGCGTCCTTGTAATCGCCTTGAAGTGCTGCAATGAACACCTTGCCGGGTGGTAGCACTGCTGCGGCATCTTGCGTTGCCTGACGCCCTGCAGCGTCGTTGTCGAAAAACAGGATAATCTTCTCATATCCTTGTAGCCATTCAAGATTCTTTTGAATAGCTTTCTTGGCTCCTGCTGCACCAGTTGGTAAGCTAACCATTGGCCATGTTGGCATGATCTCACTACAACTAGCAGCATCAAGCTCACCCTCTGTAATGACAACTTGCTTACCTGTACTTGGCCAAAGGTGTTGACCAAAGAAGGTACCAGGCGACTCACCTTCGTATGTAAATTGCTTGTCTTTTGTTTTAATCTTAGCACCACGTATGATGCCAGCTAAGTCATGATAGTAGAAGCGTAGCTTGTTACCATCACGGTATATTTTAAACCGTTGGCAAGTCTTTTCAGATAACTTGCGTTTATGCAGCCGTTCGGCTGATCCTAGTATTTGCACACGATTGTGTTGATGAATGTGTAAAGAAGGTTCGCCATCACCGTGTGTGTAGTGATGGCAAACGAAACAATATTCATGACCATCTGAATACACACTATTGGCATCAGATGATCCGCAGTTGTCACATGACTCATGCCTGATAAACTCAGATGAGCCACTTGAGTGGGATGTTTTGGAATGAGGTCCACGGTATGTCATGGCGTTCACACCACTTAGCATATGTAGTTTTAGATCGTTTGCTGATTGTATTGAAAGGAGCTTGGAATACCATACGAAGATCTAGTTCAGGATTGAGCGTTTTAACTGCCTTAATCTTTCTCCGATCATCAGAATCCCAGTAACCTTTGCATTCAAGCACAACACCATTGGGTAGAATAAAATCAGGAGTGTAAACGTGCTCAATAACGTAAGGTACTTTGGTGGTTTCGTATTCATACTTGACTCCAAGCTCAACAAGTAAATCAGCAACCTTTTCCTCAAGCTTGGAGCGGAATGCCATTATGCGTCTTCCAAAGCTTGTTCGATAAGTTCATCCACAATCTCATTAACTGCACGTTGCATCTCATAACGGAAGTCATCACGAGATTTCTTGTACTTAGTCACGGAGATAGGTGGAAGCTTAGCGGTCATGTCGCATTGGTAGAGACCAAGCTCTTCGTTTTTAAAAATGTTAAGTTCAATCATCAGAAGTCGTCCTCTTCGGTGGTAGTGGTAACGTTAGGGGTAGAAGCTTTAAAGCCTTCAGTCTTGCCAAACAAGGCGGCTACATCAACATCATTCATGTCACCAGTGTCTACTCCAGCTCCTGCCTTGACAGACACCAGTTGTACACCAACCAGTTTAAGGCTTGTTCCGTAAGTGACACCATCCTTGAGGATGTATGGTTTCTGATAGAACGCCAGTTTAACTGTGCTACCACCATACATGGGCGTATTTTCGTCCGTGATGTGTGTACCTTCAGTGTCAACGACTGGTGGTTTAGTTTCTTCATTCCAAGAGAACTTAACTTTGTATTGACCTTCAGCAACTTCTTCCCAAGGCTCAGGCTTCAGGACAGAACGCTTCGGGTTCTTCAGTTTGCTTTGTGCCCACTCAAGTGATTGCTCACGATCAGTTTCAAGGGCATCAATCATATCCTCACCGACAATAGCAGAGAGGGAGTAGCCAAACTTGCTTGGCTTCAGTACAGCTTGGTAACCATCAAGGACTACAGGCTGTTCAGTTTTGTGAATAGTACGGGGCATTAGCAAAAAAAGTAAGTGGAATCAATCACGGATTCTGGCATCAGATCTCCGATGATCGGTGGTTCAGTCTCCGCTCCTATTTGGTGAGCGAAGTCTCGCAAGTAATCGTGCTCTGCAAAGAGGTGCATATATGTCTCTCGTACGATTGTACTAAGTGAAGACATGTCAGTAGCACGACACAATACAGAGTCATGAATGAGAGCGATCGGTGCGTCAAAAGCCAACGCACTGAAGTGTAGCAAAGATGCATCAAGGGAATGGATTAGATTAGGTGCTGTTGCATTCTTGTGGTGTTGCTTGTCAACCTTGTCAGAGTCATCGACTGCGACGGTCAACTTACAACGACCCAATAACTGTAGCTCAACTTGGACTGTCTGTTTCTTCATGAGCTTTTGCGTAACGACAAAACCAGATGGAGTAATCCATGTCAACTCTGCCTTACCTCTGTCGATTGCGTTGGCAACCTCAGACTCAATCCAGCTCATGACAGCCATGGGACCAGGTACAACCTCATCCATAGCATTTCTAACAGCGACCACAGTCTTTGTCAAGTCATCTTTATCAATCTCAATACCTTTCTCAGCTAAGGCTTCTTTGATGTAGCCTCGGTTGGAGAATGGCTTGGCATTGTAAGGGACTGTCATGACGACACGCTTAACAGTCTTCCTATCCATGTAAGGCTGGATAGACTTAGGGCAGTAAGGTGTAGCAGCTTCTGCGACTACCTTGTAAGCATCTTGTGGACGGTCAGAAGGTAAGACATTGACTAACTTAGCTGTGTTCTTATCACGTGCTAACCCAGCTAGTATCTGTAGACCACTACATGTAGCGTCTGTAGCTACTGGGAGGCTTGTAAAATGACGATCACAAACAAGTACACAATGATAATACTCATCACATGCTGCCAGAAACTGCCATGGTTCATCTGCTGCTTCCCAATCGTGAATGTGTTTGATGGGATCAGAAGCGACACAAGTAATTAAATACGAGTTGTTCTTTACCCACTCAAGTCGTTCACTTATAGGTGATTTATCAAGACCATAAGTAGTAGCAACTTGAAATGCTAACCAGTCTTCTGCTTCAGGAGTCATATACGACTCATCAGCAAACTTCAACAAACTTTTTCCAAAGTCTGTATCTTGTGGAGTAAGAAAGGCAGGAATTGGGTAAGCTCTACCACGATAGTCAAACGACCACGGAATATAGAACTTATCACGTTTCTTAAACCTATCTACTGCTTCCATCGTCATGCGAGTTCTACATGACTTCCTGAACTCTTGTGCTTGTAGATTATGTACCTCAGCACATGCTCTTCTATACGACTGCCGAGCTTCTTCGTTCTCAGCAATGTCTACAGGTTTAGGAGGCAGTTCATGATGGATAATAGGGAGGAACTTACCAACAGCTCGTTCCAATCTATCTAGCTCTTCCGCTACACCCACTGTAAAGGGGTTTAGTCGGTAAGCAACCTTCTGGATCTTGTTCAAGAACTCAAGAGGTTTCTCTCCCTGTATACATGTGGGATCGCCCCGTCGAACCATCTCATGTCCACGCATCACCTCGTTTAGGATGTAACCACCGCAGCGATCGTTAGTCCAGTCGTTGGGTTCGATGAGCATTGGCCATGCAAGCGGACTGAATAGCTCCGCATCACGCATTACTGCGTCCTTGATCTCAAGGAACTCTGGAGTCGGGATAACATACTGGACACGTTTGCGCCCTTGTTGTTGTATGTCCTTCGTGAACCACCCGCTACTTTGCATGATGCAATCAAGTAACCAGCCTCCAAGTTTAATGCGATTAGATCTACCCCACGCATCCCATTGTTTAACTTCATAACGATTCATCAAAGTACGAATAACTACTAGCTTCTGCTGCGTGCCGATGCTGCGGTGCCAGTAGTTATCCTTGAGAACTTTAAGAAGTCCAGGTGCTTCCTTTTCATAGTGACGCATCTGGCATTCTTGCTCAACAGCAAGACCAATAGAATCACATATGTTAACTGCTTGGTTGCTTTTTTCTTTATATGAGAAAACCTTATCAAAGGTTAGCTTCACAGAGATAGCTGCAGCTGCAAGTGGCTCAACATCAGCAAGATACTGTTGTATCTCTTTAAATGATGCACCAGTTTTACCCTCTTTTATCCTGTTTGTAGTTGCTTCAATACGTGCCACCACAAGAGGCAGCAAGGTATCAATAGAAGCAGCTCCGTACACAGTAGCAGACGCATAGCTTTTGTCTTCTAACTCACGTGTATTCTTGTGTAGTTTCTTGAGACCTTGTGAGATTGCATCACGCTCAAGTTGAATCTGCTCGTCAATCTCAGCTGGTGTAGGCAATAGGCTCCTCCGTGTCAGGTACTGACGCACCTGTATCTGCGTCCTTGTGCTGTGTGAA